GTTTATGCGGATGAAGAACTTCGCCAATTGGCATGCACAGTCCTAAATGGCCTAACCCCAGCAGATATCGCACGTGGCTTAGCACGCATGAACTCTGAAGAGTGGTGCCCGAAGAATTTACCGACATTCCGCAGCTGGTGTGAACAGGGCGGTGATTGGTGGACGGCTGATATGGCGTGGGCAAAGGCCATGCAGTTTGAATCAGATCCACAAACGAAGATCACAACGCTTACCAAGCGTGTACTTGATGAAGTTCGCCATGTGTTGAGCGCAGAGGGACAGAAATCGGCTCATTTCGCTTTCAAAGATATTTATGTGGATTATCTACGCCGCGCTAAGGCAAAGGGTATGACGCAAGAAATGTGGGTGAAGCCTAAGGCTCCAAAGCAGCTCGATAACCATGATCGAAATCGTAGTTGTGTTCCTTGCCCACCTGAATTATTGGCGACATTGGGGAAGACTTATAATCGTGTAGGGGGTGAAGCGTGAACAAAGAAGAATTTCAAGCTCGAATTACAGCAGCTCAAGCGGGTAAAAACACCACATTTTCGGAACTAGAGAAAAAGAAGACCCTGCGTGAACAGCTTGAGAGTGATTTGGAGTTGTTTTTAACGTGTGGCGGTGAAGTGAATGAATTGCCTCAAGGTTTCTCTGGTGAGCTTCATAACGGGTGGAACAAAGGAGAACCAAAACCCCAAAAGACCATGCGTGAAATTATGGCAGGCGCTGTATCAGAAACTCATAAGAAGCGCGCTCGACAAAAGGAGGATCAGGCAACGCTTACAGAGATTAAAGCTTTGGATCGGTGGTGCAAAGAACGCAAAGGCCGTGGTGGTGAGCTATGTCGAGAGTTGAAAGTGGCTCATTCATTCATATCGCAAATAACCCAACAAAATAGACCATGCTCAAAAGAGCGTTATGAGCAAATTAAGTTAGCAATGAAAGCGATTGAACAACGGGAGCAGGTTGCATGAATCTAACTATCGAGCGCATATGCGAAGTCGTGAATGATGCACCAGAGGGGTCGGGGATTTTCCTTGAGGTTGATGAACGCGACTGCACGTATTTTGCTAAAACCTCAGAATATTCTGATGAACCCGCAATGGTTTGGAGTGTGAGTGCTTGGGAGAGTGTTGATGATGGATATCCACACAATGGTCGACTTGATCACAAGCCATACATTCCGATTGAAGTATTAAGAAAAGCTATTGCTGACCACAATCGCACCGACCATGTAACCGATATCCGCAATCACATTAGCCCCAATACGAGAGTTTCGGAGGCGCATGTGAATGAAGCATATAAATTAAATAGATTGGGGTGAACGATGAAAGCAGGCGACCGCGTAAAAGTGGATTTTGTTGGTGAATCAGCAACGATTTACTCAGGCAAATGCTTCACTGGATACGGTGTATTAGATCGTGTTGAAGATGGCCGTGTATTTGGGCGCTTGGATGATGGAACACCTTTCATGTGTTTGTGTGCTGATGTGGAGGTGGTTGAGTGAGTAAATTATTTAAGTATCTCCTAATTTGGATTGGCATATTTCACGTGTTCTTTGCTGTTTTGGGATTTCTCGATGTTCTTCATTACCGACTCTACATTGGTGTTGAGGATAAGGTGATTGTAGCCAAGTCAGAGTGGGAAGAGCTCAAAGCCCTGCGAGGTAACAATGACTAATCTCCGTATCACCGCAGCACAGGCACGAAAAGCCGGTATTGGCCCTCGATTTGGTGTAACAGCCAAGTCGGGGAAAAAGAAATCTAATTCAGATCCAATGCCAAAGGTTCCGGCTCATCTGGTAGAAGGGAAGGGATTTGGTGTCATGAATGATGAATTGCTCTGGTGTGAAGTTTTAATTACACCACCTTCGGTGAATCACTACTGGATTCGCGGGGCTAATAAGACCAATCGATTAAGTAAGCGTGCAATCCACTTTATTGACGTTATGAAGCGTTTTATAGAGCCAGCGGGGTATCAGGGTAGAGTTCGAGTAAAGATCGAATACGCGCCACCTGATGCGAAAATACGGGACATCGACAACATCGTAAAGCCTTGCTTTGATGCTTTGTCGAAAGGTGGGTTGATTCTGGATGATTCTCAGGTGGATGAATTGCTTGTGAAGCGGTTGCCATCAGAAAAAGGCGGGAAGTTGATTATTCAAGTTGAAAAGTTAAAGGTTTAAGGGGAATAGGGATGAATGCGATGGTTAAGGTTCAAAATATTATGCAGGTGGTTGATTGGTCGAAGCACTCACTTGAAGAATGGCTTTATCAGTTTGGCGCATGGATGAATAGCGTGTCTGGTGTGTGTGGTAATAGCGTCAATCCGATTGCTGTTGCTATGGATCAGGCGGTTGTTAAGCAGAAGATTGCAAAGCTGACCGAGCAGCAAAAGAAGGAAATTATTGCGGCTCACTTTCTTGATAGCGAAAAGCCAAAGCTCACACGAAGCAACATCACTTGTCTGATTGATGATAATGAGGCTCGGGCAGTACAGCGTTTAATTCTGGATATGCAGGGCCAAAGTGAAATCATGGATGAGTGGATGGATGCGATTATCTGCCGTTATTTTTATGGGAATTCGTGGGCGCAGATGGTGAAGTGGGAAATGAATCCAGTGGGTGATAAGGTAAAAATATATTCAGAAAACGATGCTCGTGCTGATGTGAAGTGTGGCTTGGCTGCATTGCACTGTCGTTATAAATTTATTGAGTATAAATAATGATTAGGGATTGACCTTGTACAAGACAAATGCTAAATTCATGGTATAGTGGTGCGAAGTGTAAGTAAGTCGCACTACTGATAAAGGATATTCACGAAAGCCAAAACGCCATGAGCGAGATTACGTGATGCGAAAGGGAACAATGAAATGGCAACCCTTAGCCCCTAGACACAAAGCGGTATTAGCGCATAAGGCAAAATGCAAAGTGTGTCAGTTAAGCCTAGAAGAAGCTCATCGAAAGGTGGGCTTTTTTAATGCCCGTGAAAAGGCAACCTAGCCTACTGGAGTGCTGACCAGTGGAACATGCCATCGAGTAAACTTCCTTCGGGAATCTAGACTAGGGAGTGGCGTCCCGACCTAAAGAGGATTGAAAGCAAGTAAAGCAGACCGTGCATGTTAGGTGTGTGTGATTGTGAGTAGCGGTAGATCAGTTGCCGAGCTGGTCAATATCGTAATCTAAGGCAAGGGTGTGGTAATTTGCCACACCCTTATTTAAGCGCCATTAGCTCAATTGGATAGAGCATGGGTTTTCTATACCAATGGTTGCGGGTTCGAATCCTGCATGGCGTGCCAAAATCAAAATACTATTTCAAGCTAGCAAAATACTATTTTAAATGCTCAAAATAATATTGACAGTTTGGTTTTTAATTCCCTTCGAATTCGATGTGTTTAAAAAATCATAAAATATAAACATGAGTTGATTGTTATGTCGATGAGATAACCATATCGAGCAATCGCTCGAAATGCCCATAAAAAGACATTTACCCTGCTGAGGTAATCAAGATGCTCCAATTCTTATTATGTTTATTCGGCCTGCATGGTGCGACTGAGATCGATTACACGGTTGATGATGAAGAAATCAAGGTGTGTCGGGATTGTTTGAAAGAAGTTAAATGAACCCTTGTCACTTCGGTGACTTTAGCCGAACGGATTACGGCAAACAGAACCCCGCTCAATATGCATTATTGGNNTTTTTCTTTTCTTATTGGTGGTGAATATGCGAATGAATCGTCGTGGTTTATTGGGTGCTATTACAGCAATTCTAGGTATGAGTGCAGTATTTGCAGATGGAATGGATCGAGCAACCAATAGCTTAAATGCTTTATCACGAGTTATGCGCTTAACTCAGCCAAATAAATACAAATCTAAACCAAATCGTTTAAGTCAAAAAAAGCGCCGTTTAAATGCGCGTCGGTTGGGAAAATTCAAATAAGGAATATTTGTCATGACAGATCGTGTACAAGCGANNGTGCTGAGCTGTCTAAGTATCAAAATCTTAGTCGATCAGGATTGACGCTGAATGAGATGCGAACTATTGATGGCATCATGATTAAGCTGAAAGAGCGTATTAAGAATTTGCGTGAAGCGCTGTATGCGTAGCCAAAAGCGACTCGCTGAGATTAGGAAGCTTCCATGTGTAAGGTGTGGCAATCCTAACAGTCAAGCGGCTCACAGTAATTCGGCCAAGCATGGTAAGGGTAGATCGATTAAGGCTTCTGACCAGTTCACTGTTTGCCTTTGTTTTAAATGCCATGCTGCATTTGATCGGTTTGAACTTGGTAATCGAGCAGAAAGTGAAGCAATGTTTGAGAAGTGGTTGGTGAGAGTTGAGCGAATGTTGGTGATGGAAGATAAAGAGGTGTTTTGATGAAGTGGATTAGTATCAAAAAGCAAAAGCCTGAAATTATTATTGAAGACGGTCGTGTGACTGGGTGGAGTGAACCTGTTTTAACAGTGGATTTAAGAAGTGATGAAGACCCGGAAGTGCAGCGTTATTGCAAGGGTGGTCGTGGCGACCTAACAACCGAATATTGGTCTGGCTTCACATCAAATCCAACGCACTGGATGCCAATACCAAAACTACCAAAGAAATAATTTAGTGGAGCAGGAAATGCAAAAAGCCGTGTTTCCTATCCAGTCACATGCCGACATCACCAAAGCCATTAACTACATGCACACCAATTACAATCAGGCGATTAATGAGGGTAAGCCGTTAAGGGTGGTGATTGATCGGAAGCAGGATGATAGGTCTACTGCACAGAATCGTTTGTATTGGATGTGGCTTGGCCAGATAGAAAGAAAGACTGGTCAAGATAAAGACTCACTGCATTACGAGTTTAAGAAGAAATTCTTGATTTATATCTATCGTCGCGATGATCAAGAGTTTGCTGAGACATGTAATGCGATTGCAATGCTTAAACAGAATGAATGTGAAGAATACCGGGTGATTGCAGAGCAGGTGATAAGGCTTTGCAGCACAACCAAGTTAAGCGTTAAGCAAATGACTGAGTATTTGAATTACGTGCATGACTTTGCTGTGGCTCAGTTGGGTGTGCATTTAACTGTGCCGGATGATTTGAAGT